TCTAGATGGGTCTTATTTTGAAAAGGAATAGTATGTCTGATTATTTTAAAAGTATGGTGAAAGAACTTAATGATGAAAACACTCATTTACTCTCTGATGGCGGCAATTCTGCTGAGTTTAGCGGGTGGATTGACACTGGTAGTTACATTCTTAACGCTCTTGTCTCTGGCAGTCTTTATGGTGGTGTACCCAATAATAAAGTTGTGGCACTGGCTGGAGAGCAAGCTACAGGGAAAACATTCTTTGCTTTAGGAATGGTCAAAAACTTTCTAGAGCAAAACAAAGACGGTGGTACTATCTACTACGACACAGAGGCTGCTGTAACTAAAGACATGATGGAGACGAGAGGTATCGATACCAATCGTCTTATTGTAGCAGAACCACAAACAATCCAACAGTTTCGTCATCATGGTCTACAAGTTCTAGACCGTTATATTGACAGCAAAGAGTCGCCACCCATGATGATGGTGCTAGATTCTCTTGGTCAACTATCAACCACAAAAGAGATGGAAGATAGTCTAGATGGTAAAGAAACTCGTGATATGACAAAGGCGCAGGTCATCAAGGCAACGTTTCGAACTCTGGGCTTGAAACTTGCCAAGGCACAAGTCCCTATGATTATCACCAATCATACCTACGATGTTGTCGGTGCATATGTGCCTACAAAAGAAATGTCTGGTGGGTCTGGTCTAAAATATACTGCATCGACTATTTTGTTTTTAAGTAAAAAGCGTGATAAAGATGTTGACAAGGGTGAGGGCAATCTTATCAAGGTCACTGCTGAGAAGTCACGATTTACAAAAGAGAAGAAGCAGGTAGAGGTGCGTTTATCATACACGCATGGTCTAGACCGATACTATGGTCTGCTTGATCTAGCAGAGCAATACAATATCATCAAGAAAGTTTCAACACGCTATGAGTTTCCTGATGGGTCAAAGCACTTTGGCAAAGCAATTAACAGCGATCCTCAGAAGTTCTTCACTGATGACATTATGGATCGTCTTGAACGAGCAGCAGCAGAAGAATACAAGTATGGTCCTGCTGATGACTATGTGAATGACATTGATGATGAAGAGCTAGTGCCGGAGTTGTTGAATGAGTAAGATTGACCTTGAGCGTTTTGCTGAGTACAATAGTCACTATGAATTTGTAGATGAATTGTATGAAGAAGATGCAACATATCCTATTCGCTTGACAGAAGACAAGTATAGTGGTACTATCGTCAGATATGGTAAAGTTCACATGAAGGAGGTATATGAAGATGAAGATGAAGCGACTTTGAAATTTGATTATGAATTTCTTGAGAACCCACATAAAATTACTGACCACGATCCTGTGTTCAATAATTATCTTGGTGACATTCTGGTTAACATTATTATTAATACACTGAACGGGAAAAATGATGAGAATAGAAACGACGATTCTGAGCAATCTGATTCACAACGAGGACTACAGTCGGAAAGTCCTGCCGTTTCTTAATAAAGAGTTTTTTCAAGACGAAACTGAGAAGACTCTCTATCTCACCATTCACCAGCATGTAGATCAATACAATACACTGCCAACCAAAGAAGTTTTAGACATTACACTTGGTGATACTGTCACCGATGAAAATCTATATGAGAGTTGTATTGAGTATGTAAAAGAGTTAGAAAAGTCTGAAACAGATAATGAGTGGTTGATTGATAAGACTGAAGAGTTTTGTCAAGAGAAGGCAGTTTATAATGCCATCATGGACTCTATTCAAATCATTGACGGTAAAGACAAAGATAGGACCAAAGGTGCTATTCCAGAGATTCTATCTAAGGCATTGTCCATTAGTTTTGACAATCATATCGGTCATGACTGGCTAGAAGACTTTGCAGCACGATATGAGTTCTATCATAAAGTTGAAGAGCGTGTGCCATTTGACTTAGAATACATGAATACAATTACCAAGGGTGGCCTGCCATCTAAGACATTGACTTGTATTCTTGCTGGCACTGGTGTTGGTAAGTCTCTTGCCATGTGTCACTTTGCTGCTAACAATCTGATGGACAATAAGAAGGTTCTCTACATCACCATGGAGATGGCGGAAGAACGTATCTCAGAGCGTATTGATGCTAATCTGCTTGATTGTAGTCTGGATGATTTGAAAGACCTGCCATTCAAAATCTATGAGAAAAGAGTTGAGCGTATTCGGCATAAGACTGATGGTAAACTTATTGTCAAAGAATATCCTACAGCTTCTGCTGGTACTGGTCACTTTCGCCATCTACTAAATGAACTTCGTTTGAAAAGAAACTTTGTGCCTGATATCATCTACATTGATTATCTAAACATCTGTGCATCTAGTCGTATGCGCTATGGCTCTAATATCAATACATATATGATGATTAAGTCTATCGCTGAAGAACTTCGTGGGCTTGCGGTTGAGAAGAACGTGCCCATCGTGACTGCTACACAAACTACTCGTAGCGGTTACACTAACTCTGACCCTGGCCTTGAAGACACATCAGAGTCATTTGGTCTACCTGCTACCACCGATCTGATGTTCGCCCTTGTATCTAGTGAAGAGTTAGAGGCGCTAAACCAGATTATGGTGAAGCAGTTGAAGAATCGTTTCAATGATCCAGTGATGAATAAAAGATTTGTTGTAGGGGTTGACAGGGCAAAGATGAGGCTATATGATGTAGAACAGTCTGCACAGGATGAACTTATCTCAGATAATCCTGTGATGGACAATGCTGTATTCGGTAGTCGGCGTAATGATGAAGAAAGCCAAGGCGAATTTAGCCAGAGAAAATTTGAAAAAAGAACATTCAAGGATTTACGATAATGTACGAATACAGAGCTACGATTTTAAGAGTGGTCGATGGCGACACAGTTGATGTTGATATCGATCTTGGTTTTGGTGTTTGGTTGAAAAATGAGCGTGTCCGTATTATGGGCATTGATACTCCTGAGTCACGAACCCGTGATAAAGAAGAAAAGAAGTTCGGTTTGCTCGCAAAAGAGCGTTTGAAAGAACTTCTGCCAGAGGGCAAAGATAGTGTTCTTAGAACACGGATTGATAAAGACGGTGAAGATGCCAAGGGTAAGTTTGGTCGCATTCTAGGCAACTTCGTCTATCAGGGTAACTTCACGATGGTTACAGACATTTTAATCAAGGAGGGTCATGCAGTTGCCTACCACGGTCAAAACAAAGAAGATGTTGAGAAGGCTCATCAACTCAATCGTGAGAGACTTATCAAAGAAGGAAAGGTATAATATGTACACATTCTTGGAGGAAGATGGTATGTACAAGATTCGAGAGTTTGATGGCATTGACGGCATTGACCACGTGATTGCCACATTTGATGATGAGAGCAAGGCAAAGGAGGTATTTCACAGTTTGAAACGTGGTAGCGGGTTCGCTGGTGCTACACCAAAATATTTTGGAACAGTGCATTTTTCTGTTGACAACTAATTTAAAATATCGTATTATAAATCATAACTTGATGAGAGGGCGATATGGAAATCAACGTCTACGGTGCTTCTACCAAACTTGAGAGCTACGTTATCAGTGCTGTTGAGTTTGCGATGACAAAGTTTTTCAAACTTGACGAGTTAGAGGACATTTCAGTCGATGTTGATTTTACTGACCTTGATGTTGAAGGCCATTGCATTGATGCTGGTGATAGTGAGTTCTCCATTGAGATCAAAAAAGACCTTCCGATGCGTGAGAAGATGATTGTTCTGATGCATGAGTTGGTTCACATGAAACAGCACATCGCTGGTGAACTTGAGTTCGGTGGTATCATCATCGGCAAAGATGGTTTGAAATGCAAGACCACCACTTGGATGGGTGCTGAGTTTGATGAGGAAGGCACTGACTATTTCGACCGGCCGTGGGAGATTGAAGCGTTCGGTCGTCAGTTAGGTCTGTTCATTCGCTGGGTTGAAGACATTGGTGAAGGTCACCATAAAAAGTGGCAGGTATAAATAAGCCTATCATATGGGAGAAGTATGATGCAGGATAGGATTCTAAAAGCAATTTCGGAGTCACGCCGGCAAGGTGGGGATGACTTCGATATCGTGGAGCGAGCTTCTATCGACTCCATGGTTCCTCGCATTCTAGTCAAGTCGGTGTATGATCGACTCCGGCAAGAGGAACGACAACGAAAAGCATCTTAATCCCCGACCAGATGCTTGGGTGTGCCGACTGAAGAAATTTGGTCGGCACTTTTTTTGTTTATTCAACTATAAGTATGTTGACATTCTCTGAGACTCGTATATAATGGACATATGATGAGAAACGAAAGAGAGACAGAAATGACCAATACCATACCAGCAGCATTCATGCTTGACACCAATACGTTCTTTCGAAACAAGAAAGAACTTAGTGAACACTTCAACTTTGAAGTTCGAAAAACTGAATTTCGAAACAATGCGAGTCGTGTTCTAGTTACCGTTCGATTTGCCAATCATGAGTCTCGCATGAACTTCGAAAAATTTCTATCGAACGATTCAGATAGTAAAGAAAGTGAGTTCTAGCATCATTTTTTTCTTGACAACAAAGATTTAATTTGTTATTATATAAACATGATGAAGAGAGAGGTTATGAACATGATTGAAGTTGGTACAAAGATTGTCGGTAACTGGGGTGCTGGTCACTCCTATTCCTATGGTGTTGTCACTGACATTTACGAGTTTCGGGGTCGTGAGCAAGTCGTTGTTGACTTCGATGATATCGACGTTCTGACAGAGTTCAGTGAGAATGAGTTTTTGTTTGCCGATTCTATTGACAAGATCGGCGTCTATGTTGACCATGAAGGGTTAGTGTACTAATGTTGAAGGGTAATACGACTAAAGAGTTGACCAGTAAAGAGTTTGCCGAAATGCGGGCAAAACGGATCGCTGACACAGACACGACATATGTTGTCTGGTTAGAGTTGTTGAAAGACGGTAATATGGTAGAGTTGGATGCTGATAGCAAAGGTCACGCTCTAACATTGATTGACCAATTCATGGCGGTGCACGCACCGGGTGTTGACTTCGAAGTCAACACTGCCAGCTATCGGAAAGTACGGAAAGATGGCTCACTGGGACGATGTGAAGAAATCATTGATCGGGACTTAGATTATATGGATTGGGATCTCTGATGTAGTCATGCACTATAGAAAACTGGTTAAACAAAAAGTACGCAGATATTTGATAGTTAGAATGTCAAAAGACTCAGAAAGACATGAGGTCACTTTTTCATCTACCAAATATCCTTACTGGAGAAAAAGTCTAACTACTGTAGATGAACTTGCCGCGGAAGAAAAATTTATGGTATGGAGCAATCATGCTTTACTCCTACAATTTTTACCAGCAAGACTTTGTTATTATATTATTGCGTGAGAGGAGTCAGTTATGGGTGGAATTATTGCTTTTGCTTTAGGTTGTGGTGTAACCTATATCGTAATGACTAATCCAGAGATTGGATATCAAGTTGGCGATATGCTTTCTTCGGTTGGTGGTACATTGAAAGGTAAGTAAGATGAAACAGCAATTAGACTTGAAAGAATATATCAAACAACTTGAGCATGAGCGTCTTCGTGTTGAGTTGTCTGATGACTTTGCTTATACGAACGGAAAGATTAAACATATTGACAATCTATTGCGTGAAGCAAAGGAGAAACTTCGTGACTAAATACATCGTGAAGCCGAACTACAACGGCACAGATAAACGCAGCTTTGATGATCCTAAGGCTGCGATTAACTATTATCAGGACTATGCTTCAAAGCATGTTCGAGGCTATGTCAAAATGATTGGCACCACCGAAGAAAAGCTAGAAGAAATGCAGTGGGTTGAAAAACTGGAGATCGTGAATGATTGAGACTTGTTCAGAGATTATGGCACATGCCTACAATCTAAACATGATTACTGCACGAGATGGTAATGTCTCGGTGCGATGGGAGTCTCAACCGTATTGGTTTATCACACCTGCTGGTGTTCGTAAGCAGCATCTACAACCGTCTCTGTGGAAGAAAATTTCGATTAATCGCTATGAGAATGGCGAGCCAATGATTCTTGATTATACGCCTGAGAGTAAAGGCCTTACTCCAAGTAGTGAGTATCCACTTCATAGTCGGCTACAAGAAGTGCTACCAGAGGGTATTGATAACCGTGTTGTGATGCATCTACATCCTACCTACACTACTGCTGCATTGCATCGTGGTATTCGTCTTGAATATCTTGTTGATGATTTTCCTGAGTTAGGCTTTCATACCAAAGTTGCTCCGAGCGTGCCGGATGTTCCTGCGAAATCTAAACAGCTTGGTGATATCTGCCACAGACATTTGGAGCTTGACATTGATGGTAGTGTGAAGTATGATATTGTCGGAATCAAGGGTCATGGTGTAGTTTCAATCGCTGAGACACCGTGGCGAGCGTTTGAACACATTGAACGATTAGAACATATCTGCAAAATTGTTCTGGTAAGCGGAGTACGAGATGTCCAGTAAAATAGAAGTACCTCTAAGTGATTTAGAGTACATGGTCGTATCAGATATGCTTGAAGACGGTATCGAACTATCGTTTGAACCCTACACGTTCGAAAAGGGACAACGGAAAAAACTGATTTCTAATTGGTGGAAGCCCCGTCTTGAAGAACGACCGTAATATATCTACTCTTAATGAACTGGCTGCTATGGCACGGGACCTGTCTCCTGTTGCCAGTAGTCGTATTTTTGCTTCTCTTTATTATAAGAACAAACCTATCTCATATGGTTACAATCATATGAAGTCTCATCCATTTCAAGCACATTGGGCTAAGAACGACGATGCCATTTATTGGCACGCCGAAACTCATGCCATATGGAATGCGTTGCGTATCTGTGATGAAGACGATCTAAGAAAAATGACTCTGTATGTGTCAAGGGCAAGACGACCAGAGAATGGTAATCCGAAACAATGGATATGGGGCAATAGCCGTCCTTGTGAAGGGTGTATGTCTTGTTTGACTAAATACAATATAAAAAGAGTAGTCTACACGCTAGACGACATAGGCGAATACGGAGTCATCAATGGGCATTTTTAAAAATATGTTAAACGAGGCATCGTTTAGTAAAAAGCATTTCCCAAAACAAGCAGACGGGTTTGGTTCAGGTGAAGGTACACAATATACTCCTACCTCTGCAACCGATGATCGTTTCTTAAATGGATTTCCTATTTCTAAAAATACTAAATTAGTTACTCCTGGTGGTGAGGTAATTAAAAGTTTAGAAAAAGATACACCCGTATATTTTGTTTTCCCCTTTCCACCTTTGATTAAAGTCGGTGGCTCTACATATGCTGCTGTATCATTAATAAAATCTAACGCAACTCCAGACGGTTATGTTAAAATTGCTCATATTTCAAAACCTGCCGGAAAGTCTCAACAAAGAGTTAAAGCTGGTTCATCATCTCAGGACTTGATAAATCAAAAACTTAAAGAACAAGCTGACCTTAATAAAGTTAGTTATAAGTTCATTAGCACCGCAAAAGCTGCGTCTACTAGACCAGACCTAGTAGTTGAGTATGATGGAAAACGTGTTCAATTTGAAATCAAAGGAATGTCTAAACAATTCAATTCTGTTATAACACTATTTGATGCTTCTATGAATAGAAGAGTTAAACACCCGCTTGCTGAAAAGTTAGTACCATTGGTGCTTAGGTCTGCTCAAATTACATTGACTAAAGACCCTAAAAGTGGAAAAAAACTAACAAGGCAAATGTCTTTTCCACTACAATCTGTCTTACCAAAAAATATTGGAACTATGGCGGGTATCATAGATTTTTACAGAGAATATTCTAACGACTCGACTATCGGGTTTCCGGGAGATAAAGGAACTAGTAAAAGCGGAAAACTTCCATCAGATTTTAAATTCTATAATAAGTCAGTTTTGAATAGCACCTTACTTAGAAAAATTATAATT